GTCCCGGTGCATCCATAGGTATAGTTCAACAAGATAAGAAAGAGATAGAGTGTGATTTTGTCATAGCAATGCTCCAATCTTTATCACTCAAAGAGTATTCGTTTAACGATTTCGATACGATAGGAACATTAATCGTAGATGAAGCCCATCATATATGTGCTAAAGTATTCTCACAATCCCTTTTCAAAATGTGTCCGAAACATGTTTTTGGATTATCGGCAACACCAACTCGTAAAGACGGACTCACTAAAGTTTTACACTGGTTCATGGGTCCTACATTTTTTAGCGTAGAACGCAAAAACCAGGAACAGGTCGAGGTTTTCCCTATTCAATATTCATGCGATCGTTTTAGAGACCCACCACCGTGTACGCGATTCGGAAAACTTTCACTCGCGACTTTAATAACCGAACTCACAGAAGATAGAGAAAGGAACATTGTTATCGCAAAACTCATAAAAGATATATACAAAACCACGCGCCAAGTTCTCGTATTAAGTGATCGTCGACACCATTGCGAAGTTCTTCACCAAAGTTTTAAGAAAACGTCGGGTCTGTATATGGGTGGTATGAAAGAAGCCGATTTAGCGGAATCGAGTAAAAAGAGAATCATATTCGCGACGTTTAGTCAGGCGCATGAAGGTTTAGATATACCTTCTCTAGATACCGTCATTTTAGCAACGCCTAAATCCGATATAGTTCAATCCATAGGACGAATCATGCGCGAAACACATGGTAAGAAGAATAACCCACACATTTACGATATATTCGATCAGTGGTCTATATGTCACGCCATGTATAACAAACGTCTAAGGGTTTATAAACAAGGTGGTTTCAACATACCCCAAACGTCTTCATCCTCGGAACAGGAACAGGGAACCATGTTCAATAAAAGAACGTGTTTCATAAACATCTAAATTTTAATCATACGTATTTATAAGAATGCCTTGTTGTGACACTGGTCGTAACGTACAAAAATATAGAGGCGGAGGTGGAGGTGCTTCGACACTTCAGGAAGCCCTTGAAAATGGAAACATAGCTACATTAGGTATCGAATTACAATCCAGTGGTGTATTCATAGGCGATGGTGGTGGTTTATCCAATATCGCGGGTGTCGGTGGTAGTGTAGGTAACATGCAACAAGTTACATCATCCGGCGCATCTACATCGAACAAAATCATTCTTACAAATACGAACGAATCTTTAGAAACATCGGGTAACATTACTGTAGGAAACAATAAATTTTTTTTAGGTGATGGAGGTTTGTTATCGAATACCGCAGGTACGGTAACGTTACAACAGGCATCAAATCAAGGGAATGTCATAAACAATATAGTAAGTTTTACGAACGCCGCCGAATCTATAGTAACAACCGGTAAAATTGTCGTCGGAACCAGTCTCGAAGCAACTAACGTTAACGGTAACGGATCAGGATTATCGTCACTCAACGCGAGTAACGTAAGTACTGGAACACTTTCAATTTCACGCGGAGGAACGGGTGCGACTACACTAAACAATTTAATTGAAATGGGTACACATACATCGGGTGATTTTGTAGGAACGATAACAGGTGGTGATGGTATTGCAAGTACAGCAGGGACCAGTGGTGAGGATACGAATCACACGTTATCTATTGATCTCAAATCACAAGGTGGTTTAGAATTCAATAGTGGTCAACTAGGCGTAGATGTTAAATCGACGGGTGGTTTGGAATTAGATAACGGAGAACTCGCACTCGATATTAAGGCAAACCATGGATTAGCCCTCGATACGAATGAACTCAAAATAGATCTCAAAACAAGCGGTGGTTTGGAATTCGATAATGGTCAACTGGGTGTAGACGTTAAATCGACGGGTGGTTTGGAATTAGATAACGGAGAACTCGCGCTCGATATTAAGACAAATCATGGATTAGCCCTCGATACGAATGAACTCAAAATAGATCTCAAATCACAAGGTGGTTTGGAATTCGATAATGGTCAACTGGGTGTAGATGTTAAATCGACGGGTGGTTTGGAATTAGATAACGGAAAACTCGCACTCGATATTAAGGCAAACCATGGGTTAGCCCTCGATACGAACGAACTCAAAATAGATCTCAAATCACAAGGTGGTTTAGAATTCGATAGTGGTCAACTGGGTGTAGATGTTAAATCGACGGGTGGTTTGGAATTAGATAACGGAGAACTCGCACTCGATATTAAGGCAAATCATGGGTTAGCCCTCGATACGAACGAACTCAAAATAGATCTCAAATCACAAGGTGGTTTGGAATTCGATAATGGTCAACTGGGTGTAGATGTTAAATCGACGGGTGGTTTGGAATTAGATAACGGAGAACTCGCGCTCGATATTAAGGCAAACCATGGGTTAGCCCTCGATACGAACGAACTCAAAATAGATCTCAAAACAAGCGGTGGTTTGGAATTCGATAGTGGTCAACTGGGTGTAGATGTTAAAGCGAACCACGGGTTAGCCATCGATACGAATGAACTCAAAATCGATCTCAAATCAGGGGGTGGTCTAGAGTTTGATAATAATGACAGCTATAAAATGCGTGTTAAATTAGACGACGCGAATACATCGGGTAAATTACCCGTGAATAAAGGCGGAACAGCTAATGATACTTTCACTGATAAAGGTGTTTTATATTACGATTCATCTAATACTAAATTTGTAAGTACCGGGGCCGGTTCAGATGGACAAGTTCTTAAAATAAATAGTTCGGGTGTTCCAGATTGGGGTTCGGATAATGTAAGTGGTAGTAGTGGTGTAGGTAATCTCTCACAAGTTACGGCTATCGGTGCAACTACAGCCGATAAAATCACTCTATCAAATACGAACGTATCTTTAGAAACATCGGGTAACGTTGTAGTTGGGAATAACAAATTCTTTAAAGGTGACGCGGGGTTATTATCGAATGTAGCATCGAGTTCTACAACTATAAATACAAGTACATCAAGTGCTGAAAACGATCTTATTTTTACAACAAGTTCTAATACTTTAAATAAGGATTACCATGGACGTATAAAATATACTCCAAGTACAAGTACATTAACTATAAAAGACTCACAAAGTCGATCTAACACGTTAACTTCATTGACTTGGTCCGGACAGGCAAATAAGGTTAGTGTTGGTACCGATAATGGCGGTACTGCGAGAAGTTTAGCATTTGTAGATGAGAATAGTATTTTGAAAGATGATGGTGGTAACTTAGCATGGACACCGTCTGGTAAAAGTCTTAGATTAGGATCAAGCGGTGGTACGAGTAATACACTAACGAACTTGAAATGGACGGGTAAATCGGATAAAGTTACAATCAGTACAAATAGCTCAACAGGTGCTAGACCCGTTCTATTTAACGAAGGTGACGCAGTATTCAAAGATAATGGTAATAAATTAAATTGGACACCCGGTGGAACACACGCGGGAACTCTAACTATAGGTACAATTAGTGGTACTCATAGTAATATAACAGCGAGTACATTTACCGGTGAATCCGCGAACGTTAAAATTACAACAAATACACACTCGACACCGTTAAACATCGCATTAACAAAAGAAACGGATTCAAACACGCATATAGTAAAAGATACAGATGGGGATTTTACGTACAAACCGGACGATGGTACGTTAAAAATTAAATCAGGTACACTCGAAAGTATAATAACACCGAGTACGTTTTCGGGTGAATCTGCGAACGTTAAAATTACGTCAAATACACACTCGACACCGTTAAACATCGCTTTAACAAATACGACGGCTGCAAATACACATATAGTAAAAGATACAGATGGGGATTTTACGTACAAACCGGACGATGGTACGTTAACAATTAAATCAGGTGCACTCGAAAGTATAATAACACCGAGTACGTTTTCGGGTGAATCTGCGAACGTTAAAATTACGTCAAATACACACTCGACACCATTACACATCGCGTTAACAAATACGACGGCTGCAAATACACATATAGTAAAAGATACAGTTAAGAATTTTACGTATACACCAGATACCGGTACGTTATCGGCCACTAACTTTTCTGGTAATGGTTCGGGATTAACACACTTAGATTTAGGTGACGCTAATAATAATACCGGCATAGTTCCCGTCGGCAACGGAGGTACGGGAAAAAATACGCTTAGTGCGAATCATATATTAATAGGTAACGATACATCAGGAATAAACACGATAGCACCCGAAACAGATAGTACAGCAAAATTCCTTAGTAGTCATACTAATGGTAATTTTTCTTGGGCATCCCCTTCCGTATCAGCGATTTCAATTACTAATGAAAACACTTCAGCAGATGTTCACGGTATTACTTTCGCAGATGGTGATGGTCCTCAAACTACAAAATCAGATCAAAGTACTTTACACTATAAACCATCTACAGGAACACTAACGACGAGTAATTTGATCACGTCCGGAACCAGTCAATTTAACGGTATCGCAAACACGAACCCGGACCATACGTTATCGGTCGGTCAGGTTTTTACTATACAGGACTGGAACGGGTCGGGTGATCCTATAGACGTCATGGTCGTACGAAAAGGTGATGCTTATTTCGAAGGTAATATGTACGTTTCAAAAACACTCACCGTTCCTAGAGGTGGTAAAATAAACTCAGATACAGTTGCTTGTAGATCATTTAGTAGAAAAGATACATATATTGTAGCAACAGAACCAATAAAAAATAAAATATCACTTTAACTTTAACATTAGTGTAAATTTATAAATAATTAAATATACATAAATATAAATGCTTTCTGGCGAATTAAAAACCCAAAACCTCCAGGGTTCGTCAGCAGGAGACCGTTACTGTGATAGTATGGCAATGAATTTTTCAAGTACACGCCTTGTCGTTGGTTCTGAACAATACAGTAATAATGGTATAGTAAAAATATACGATTACCAAGACTTAGATGCGCCTTCTAACGCAAATACATGGCAACAAATAGGTACGACAATATCTGGTGGTTCAAATGATAAATTAGGTAAGTGTGTAGATATGAATTGGAGCGGTGATAGAATAATTATAGGTGCGCCAGGTGCTAACGAAGTAAGAGTTGTTACAGATATATCCGCGGCTAAAAACTGGTCAACCACGGTAAGTAATGTCATATCAGCTCCTACATCTGGTATAACACATACCGATTTTGGGTTTTGTGTATCAATAGCTAAAGGTGATCGTGATATTTTTGCAGTTGGGTGTCCCGAAAATGATATAGTATACATGTACGAATTCAATTATAATTCAGATACATGGGATCAAACATGGTCGAATGTAAACACAGACGTAATTAACATGGTACAGTATGACGATTCTTCTAATCTTTACATGACAAGTAACGCAGCATCGTATGGTCGCTCAATATCTTTATCAGGATTTGGTGAATTCTTAGCTATAGGCGCACCGGGAACGCGACAGAAAATTAATTCCACCACCGCAAAGTTTGGTCCCAATTGTCCAGGTAAAACTGAAGGAAATCAGTATGACGGTACAGAAATTAGGGATAATAAGTACATGGATGGTGACGGGTCAATTTATCAATCAGGGTATATGCGTTGTTTTAACACAAGTAACGTAAACCAAAGTTGGAGAGTACACTCGGAAATAAGTGATTATGGTCAGCTCTTACGTGGATATTCAGAAGATAATGTACTAAATTTTGCAGGGACAAGCACTTCCCAAGCTTGGAGTCTACCTGCTTTCGGGTTTAGTGTTGCTATGAGTTTATACGGAGATTTAGTCGTTGCGAGTTCACCGTATTATAGTATAACTGGTAACGAATTACAAATATTCAAAGGTAAGGCTCAGGGATTTAAATATACTACTAACGCAGCTTCGGGTACAAATTGGTCACAAGCTGGTATTACACTTACCTCTTCACATGGATGGCTTTTTGGATGGGACTTAAAAATGGATTATAACGGTCAACGTGTAGCAATAGGATCGTGTAGAAACGGGAATGGGTCTGCGGGTACAGAGGCTGAAGGTGGAATAAACGTTTTCGATTATAACGGTAAAGATTGGTATGAAAATTGGCCAGGTTCAATATGTAACGTATATTACGGTAGTGTAGCAGTGGCTATATCAGATGGTAAATTAATACCAGTTGCTGAGAAGGCAACCGGAAGCATCCCAGGTCAAGATGGTAATAATCATCGTGGTACTATAAAGTTTTATAACGCAGTATTATCAGGTATTCTAACAGGTAATAACTTAGTATCCGGATACCTCGCAGCAGATTCTATTTATATAGGCCCAAACGATAATACATTGACTAACGATACACGTAAAAGGCTTACTTTCGGTGGTACGTATAACGATAACTTGTACGAAGCAACTGAAATCGAAAATAGAGCTTTCAATACATCTGGTACGGGTGAAGGACAATCTGAATTATTTATCCATAAAAAAAGTATAGGTATCGAAGGTAATGGTGGTAGAGATATGATCCGTCTAAAGGCAAACGAAATATGTTTAAATAGTTATAATACCCGAGGACATGGTACATCAGTTGACGACGGAAAATACGATCACTACCCTGCTTTAACCGTAACAGATGAAGGTATGGTTAAATTAAATGCCGAATTTTTACTAGGTAAACAAAATGGTTGGTCATGGTCATCGTGTGACGCAAAAGCCCAATTAGATATTAACGGTGATACGTTTTGTAGAAGAAAACTTAACGCGGGACATAAAGATAGATCAAATACGAGAGGTCTTACGCGTGAATTAGGAGTGATTTTTTACGATACACGAGACCGTGATATAATAAACGGTACATCAGTTTACTCAAACGTCCCAATATCGGAAGAAATTAGACGATTTACTACGGGAACAATAACAGGTACCGTCACGTATAACGATACAGAATCGGCGTTTAAAATTGGAACAGATACATCATATATACATAATACTATTGGTGGGTATGCGCATGCTCACGAAAGTTTAAGAATTGCGTGTTGGATAAAACTTACAAAAGATAACAATCAATATCAGTCGGTCGGTGAAACTATTTTATCGGCGGGTGATTTGAGCAGTCTGGGCGCTTATCATGTTAAATGTCAAATATATAATGGTGGTGTTCAATTAAAGTGGGGTAGTGGGCGTAGACTTCGATATACGTCTACAGCGTTAACAAAAGATAAGTGGCACCACTTATTCTTTTATATAAACAAACCTAACGAAACTCAATCAACATCTAATAATCATCTATGGATAGATGGCAATAAGAAATCGTTGACGTCTACTGGTAGCACAGCTACAACAAGTACCAACTCGAATCATGAAAATTTTTACGTTGGGGACACTCATGGCAAATCTATAGTCGACGCGTATATAGGTATGGTTCACGTGAGTAGTACGCATAATGGTGTTTATGATTCTCAAAACGGGGTCCTTACAAAAGCGGAAAGACGCCTAACTCCCATGGACCTTTATACTAACGGCCCACCTTCGGAACGTTTGAGTGTTGGCGGGGACGCGTATATAGAACAAAAATTGGGTATCGCGAACGTTGTACCCATGTACCCGTTAGACGTTACGGGGGATATAAACTTTACGGGAACTCTCCGACAAAATAACTCTAACCTTATCAGTCTCGGATCATCTTCATCCGCGGGTGCGCCTTTACAGGTATTAGCGTCTAAGTTTACGAGTAATACCTCACCAACGGATAACGGTATACTTCTTAAACAGGAAGGTTATTCAAGTACAAACCATGCCATAATGGCAATTGAAGTCGCCAACGCAAATTCGGGTGACCCGTTTGTCTCATGGAATACGAATGAAGCCGGAGGCGGGTGGTGTATGGGTATCGATAACGATGCTAACGATAAACTAAAAATAGCGAATAGTAAGGATTCGTTAGATTCGGATACGCACATGGAATTTAGTTCGTCGGGAACGAATTTTAAAAAGGCTATTCTAGCAAACGGGAGTGCGGGTACGAACGGTCAAGTTCTTACGAGCGGTGGTGGAGGCACTGTTTCTTGGACAACGGTAAGTGGTGGTGGAGGTGGATCATCGTTATCCGGAACAAATACGTTCGAATGGGGGACGGGTGTATCCGGAAAAGAAACAAACGCGGGTAAAATTGGGTACAGTACGTGGAGTTCGGGTACTAACGACGCGCTCGATATTGTAGGTGCGGGAACGAGTGGTTCAAATAGATCTGTTCGAATATGGGATAAACTTGGTATTGGAACATCATCACCAGAGGCACAATTACACACATACGTAGGAGACCATGGAGAATCTAATGTATACATACAAGCATATAGCGATAGTTCAGGGAATCGGGCAGCTTTATTTTTAGGTACGCCGCATTACAATGATTCAAACTCACAACCCAAGTGTGCTATAATAGCAGACGCAGTTGGTTGGAGTCGCGCGGATTTACACTTTTGTGTAGAAACAACAGCAAATAATGGTACTGCTTATAGGGCGAGTACGTCTAACTCGAAAATGATGATAGATGGTCAAACTGGTTATGTTGGTATAGGGACAAACGGCCCTGGGGCGCTTTTAGACGTAAACGGATCCACCAACCAGGGTTCCTTTGGCTCTGGAAGTGGTCGATACTTTAACTCTGGTACTGGTTCGCACGTCACCTCTTGGTCGGGATCAGCTCAATTCTATTGGTCTATACGCGCATCAAATTCTATCGGTTGTGGAAACTCAATCATTTGTCATAATGGTACTTGGAATAGTTCAGATTCGAGAATAAAAACAAATATAAACGATGTTACCGACGCATCCGCTTTAGAAAAAATACGGCTCTTAAAACCAAAAACGTATAAATATATAGATACTAACGAACAAGGTGATACTACAGTTTATGGATTCATCGCACAGGAAGTTTCTAATGTGTTTCCCGAAGCAGTTAAAATTTCTGTAAAAGCAGTTCCAAATATATACGAACTCTCGAACGTTTCCGATTCGAATGTTATAACGTTTACAAACTTCAACACGTCCGATCTATTAACGTCTAACGTAACATCTAAAATAGAAGTAAAAAGCGTATACGATAAAATAGAAAATCTCACGTTAGACACTGTTATAGATTCAAAATCAATTCGCGTTAAGGAAGATTTAACAAATATTATTGGTTCGGTAGATGATACCGGAAACGTCGTTTCGGGTAATCAGGTTTTTGTTATGGGACAAGAAGTTGATAATTTTAATGTACTAAAGAAAGAATACATATTCACTATAGCGACGGCGGCTTTACAGGAAGTTGATAGACAATTACAAGCCGAAAAGACGAAGGTCGCGACGTTAGAAACACAGGTCGCTAATCTATTAGCGCGCGTAACGGCTTTGGAAAACGCATAATAATTAAAAAAAAAACAAATTCACATTTACCATGCTGGAACAAACAGGATGGTAGATGGTTTAATCACTTTTTACCTGGAAGTGAATCCATGATCGCGAGTGCTATAACACCCGCTATAAAGAACATTACAACGTAATTACATTCGGTATCGTCTTCGCCCAAAATGTTACGTTTTTTACGTTTCACCACTTGGGGTTTGGCGACCACCTCCTGACGCTGGGGTCTCTCAATAGGATCTTCGTCTAAAGGACAATACCCTATCATTTATACTATCGTTTATAAATTAATTTCGACCGACTTTTTCTTTTTCCCACCACCTCGTTTTGACTTGGTCTGGGTAACTTTGACTTCGCGCACTTCATTATCACCGTCATCTTTTTCGTCTCTGGTATTCGCAACATCACCCTCGGCAATATCCGAAATATCGTCGTCTACGTCATCGTCACCTGGTGCGTTAATATTTGGTGGTATACTCGTAGTACTCATTGGTGGTGTTGGTGGCATCATGATATTACCCATGAGACTCGAAATGTCTAAACCTGGACCTTGCATTTCGCGTCTCCCGCTCGCATCCACAGTTTCACCCGATTGTTGCTGTGATTTTGGAACCGTATTTTGAACAGCAGACATCATGTTCTGTACGAGTTCTGGGTTCTGTTTGATCACGTCGTTCATGTTAGGCATGACCGATTTAAACATGCTATTCGTTAAGTGAAACATCATTGCTGATCCTCCAAGCATCATTATAAGTTTAATTTCAGGTGCGACGTGCATTTTAGATCTATATTTCACGTATAATTCCTCGAATACCTCGTCGTAATCTTCCACGTTTTCCATGACGTTTTCCGACCAACCGTCGAGTTGAATCTCGAACGGGTTATACTTTTTATTCATAAACTCTAAACCGGTCGTACATGCGATGAGCATTCGTCTGGAAAATTTAATGGACTTATCGACGTCTATGCTATACGTAATTCGTTTAACCTCTGTTCTGAGTTCGTCTATAGGTGAATACGCGTTTAAACGTTTGTTTACCGTAAACCCTTTCTTTTCTAATCGACCAATTTTGTTTACAAGATCCGCCTTTTCTTCGTCTATTGTTTTATACCCAGGTGATGGCTGTTCTTCTTCCATATACGGACCACCACCTATACCACCGCCACCGCCACCTCCACCGTAATCGTACCCGGGGTCGTCGTCTTCGTATTCTCCATAATCCATGGGTTCTTCTGCTGGAGGAGCCGTAGGATGATTTTGTTTATTAGGATTCGCAAAAGAATCTATATCTTCCTGAAAAGTTTGTGTTTGTGGTGGGGTAAACTGAGTTTTCATGGGTTTTGGCATTTGTTTTTTTACAGGCTGAGGTCTTGGAATATCAATTTCAATCTCATTCATCAGGGCCTGTTCGTTATCGTCTAACTTCATAACATTCGTGTCACTTCGATTAAGGATGATCTCACCGTCCATTAATCTTTATATTGAAACTATTCTAATTTCTTTAACGCACTTTATAAAAAAATATTTGTCAATTACAAATGAAACTTAACGCTACCAACAAAAGTACACTCAAGGCGATCGTGATCGTCTTTGCAATTATATGTGTTCTCCAATTTTTGAGAACCAGCTACTACAGCCCAGTCGATATCGAAACGACTAATGAAGAATCGCTCTTTAACCTCGAGTCTAAGGAAGAATGTCTCGGTAAATCGTACTACTCGGATAGTCGAGGCGGTATCTGCGAAGGCCAAAAGTTGGTCTCGGCGCAAGCGGGATACAAGATGAAGTAAAATCTCCAGTATATATAAATGGCTTTAGTGACTAGTCAGTCCACTTTACCCGATTTCGAATACGAACATCATACTGTTATACTCGATAACCTAGACCCAACTTCCGATACTGATTTTACACTTCATTTACCAACACCACTCGAAAATGTTGTCCAAGCACAACTACTCTCTGCGAGTATTAACATAACCGATTATGCCACGAGGTGTGTACATATCGGTATAGAGGAACTTAAAAATCACTTCACACAACGCGGGAAAAAGGATCTCGATGATGCCGATAACCACCTTAACGGTATTTTTGGAACGATTATGTGCGAACACGAGATACACGGAGGTTCATCCGGTCAAATAGCCGTATTCTTTAGAAACGAGTATCCAATTATCCAACAATATTATAACCCAATCAGAAAACTCGATAGAGTAACTTTTAACTTAGACGACCAAGCTGGTGATACACTTGATTGTGGAGATGCCATTTTCGTTTTTAAATTCGTTTGCAAAAAAAGAAATTTACCCTACTAATTATTTCAGGGCGTTATGTACCTATAATTTTAACCTTTTCTTATTATAAATGTCTTCCGGTGTCGTACAACTCATTGCCATTGGTGCTCAAGATGAGCATATAATGGGTCAACCGGAAATATCATTCTTTAACTCAACGTTTAAGCGACACTCTAATTTTTCACAATCCGTCGAAAAGCAAACGATACAGGGAGCTGTGAAAAATAACGCTATGTCTTCAGTTAAATTCCCACGTTCGGGTGATTTACTCGGATACACATACTTTACAATAGACGATAACTCTAAGGCACTCGATTACCAAGATTGGAGTGAACTCATAGATAAGGTCGAATTACT